AGGAGAGAGAGCTTATCCTATATTCAAGGCGTGCATGAAGGATGAACCCACGAAAATCACTAAGGACAAAGTCCGTATTTTCCAGGGAGCTCCTTTAGTTCTCCAGTTGCTTGTCAGACGCTATTATCTCCCAATTGTCCGTGTCCTTTCCATGTTGCCACTCCAATCAGAGTGTGCAGTAGGTGTGAACGCCCAGGGTCCCGAATGGGACCAATTGGCACGTTTCATTACCAAGTATGGTGAGGATAGGATATTGGCGGGAGATTATGGCAAATATGATTTGCGCATGCCTGCTCAGGTGATGTTCGCAGCATTCAGGATCTTGATTGATCTTGGAAAGCACTGCGGTTACTCAGAGCGGGATGTTACAATCATGGAAGGTATTGCAACTGACATTTGTTACCCTCTCATGGCCTACAATGGAGATTTGATTCAACACTTTGGCTCTAACCCTTCGGGGCAGAACCTAACTGTGTACATCAACTCTATTGTGAATTCACTGTTGTTCAGGTGCGCATACTTCAAGATATATGAGGGACGTCAAGTCCCCAAATTTCGAGATGTGTGTGCACTAATGACCTACGGTGATGACGCAAAGAGCTCCGTGAAGGCTGGTTACCCCGAATTTAACCACATTGCAGTGGCAAAATTCTTGAGTGACCGAGATATGGTGTTTACAATGCCGGACAAGACTTCCACTCCCACCCCGTACATGTCTGATGCTGATGCAGACTTTCTCAAGAGGAAGAATGTATTCAGTCCAGACACAAATATGATAATGGGCGCACTCGATGAAGGTTCGATCTTCAAGAGTTTGCATGCTACTATGGAATCTTCTGCGATTACCAAGCAGCAGGCAGCAGCCTTTAACATTGACGGAGGATTGAGAGAGTGGTTTAATCATGGCCGTTCCGTGTATGAGCTCCGGAGAGAGCAAATGCAGGAAGTTGCTAAGAGAGCAGACATAGCTCACATTTGTACCCTATTGGATAGGTCATATGATGAGGCTCTCAGCGTGTGGAAGGACACGTATTTGTCACAAGAGAAGGAGGCCTCTTAAGCCTCCTATCTGTCCTGGAATGACGTTAAACTTATCCCTCTGGCCGCACCTATGCGGCCACACGTTGAAAATAGGATTTCCGGTATGGATACCAGGGAGAAAATGTTAG